CAGCCCCGTCGAGCCGGGCCAGGATCGCGTCCTGCCTGGCCAGGATCTCCAGCTCACGGCCGACGCTCTCGGCCACATGCTGATGGATCAGCCTGACCGCGCCCTCGGCGCTGATCGGATCGTCATCAGGCCGGTGAAGTTTGCGCCACCGGTGCCGCCACACGTCTTCTGCGCTCACGTCGTCACCCTCCTTGATGATCTTGATCAGGTGGTCCAACGGGAAGTCTGGCCCGGGGTCGGTGTGGGTGGTGCCACCCCACGCCTGCCGGGCCTGATCGTGCGTCATGATCCCGCCCCGGCCGGCGCGCAGGTCCGCCACGGTGCACAGCCGCACCGGGATGCCGTGCGCGGCGCAGTCGCGGGCAATCGCCGCGCCCAGCTTTCCCCACGCGACGCTGGAAAGCCACCGCTTGCGAGACCAGTTGGTCAGGCCGGTGATCTCGTAGGCGATCCCGCCGTCGTTGCCTATCCGGCTCCCGACGTGGTGGGCGCGCAGGTCGGTGTCCAGGCTCTGCACGATGGCGGACCCGTCCACATAGTAGTGCGAACTCACCGAGTCTGTGCGCCGCTTAGCGTAGCTGGCCTCGGCGGCCGCGCTGGCCGTGTTCTGCGTGCAATGGATGGTGATCCACTTTTTGACCGTGCGCCCGCCGTGCGACCGTGGCGGCCCGTCGTAGATGTCCCGGTAGATCGGCATCCCGCCCTCCTAGAATGGGATGACCTGCAACTCGCGACGCGAGAACGTCGCCCGCTCGCCGCTGCCGGCAACCAAAGCTGTGTACTTGGCCTGGAACGTGTGCACGCCAGGGTTCAGCGCAGTAGCCACATGCGCCCGAGTCATCGGCCGGTAACACGGCGAGTCCGATGCGGTGAGTGGTGGGCAGGGTGCATACTGGGCCCATGAAGCGGCCCCGGGCGGCGCGGCAACGCCGAAACCGGGGCCTGAGATCCCTGGTTAGGAGGGACCCTATGAAGCACCCTATCCTGCGGCTGTCCGCCGCCACCCTCGCCGCCGCCGCCGTGGTGGCGCTCGCCGGCCCGGCTTCAGCCCGCCAACCCCGCCCGGTGGAGCTGCGGATCACCGCCACCGGCGCAGCCACCGCCGTGCTCACCGTGGACGGCTACCCGCTGGACATCAGCGCGGTGGTCAACCATGAGCATCCGGCCGGGTGGACCGGTGAGGGCCGCCTGCTGGTGCAGGCGGTCGGCAGCGACGCAGCCTGCCGGATCACCGTCGACGGGGCGGCCGTGGCCGAGCAGACAGGCGGGCCGGTGGCCGTCTGCCGCTGGCCATGATCAGAACGCGAACACCGTCAGGGTCCGGTCGAAGAAGTCGGCGTTGCCGGTGGCACCGGCGGCGTACCGTGCGGAGAACGTGTTCTCCCCCGGGTTCAGGTTGTCAAAGGTGATGACCTTGGACGCTGACATGCTGATCCCGGTGGCGCCGACGTTGACCACGTACAGGACCGCCCCGTCTCCAGCGGGCGCAGCCTGGGTGGTGGCACCCGAGACTTCCAACGCCATGTAGCCAATCTCCCCGGACTCCACAGTGATGTCCGCGCCGATCAGCGCCACCGCCTTGCCGGAGTCGGTGATGTCCGCGGTGACCTCCAGGTCGTCCTCTTCCTGGAAGCTGGTGCCGGTGACGGAGATGTGACCCTCGATGGCGGCGTGGTGCACCCTGCTGGCCAGGACGAACGCGGCCAGTTCCTGGCCGGACTCGCTGGTCAGCAGCTCCTGCACCAGCTCATCCACCAGCTGCCTGGCCAGCGAGGTTTGGAGGAACTGGATGATGCGCTCGGCGCTGCCGGAGCCGGGGATGACCCACCGGCCGACGATCGCCCACGTCGTCGCCCCCCGGGACCCGGTCGGGTCGTAGGAGATCAACCCGACCACGTCACCGGTCGTGTACGTCAGCGCGTCCGTGCCCGCGAGGACTGGCAGGTTGCGGAACACGGTGCCGCGGACCTCTACCACGTTCGCGAACGTGTTCGGGTTCCAGGAGCGGATGACGCCGGAGGCGTAGGACACCCCGCCACCGCCGCCGCGGCGTGTGAGCAGCGGCGTCAGATCGTCAGACGGGAAGGTCATTTCAGCGCCCTACGCAACTCGTCCACTGTGGCGCCGAGCATGTCGGCTAGTTGGGTGCGGATCTGATGCCGGCGCCGCGCCGCTTCCTGGTGCTCCCGCACCCGGTCGGTCAGATGCGCCGGGTCCGCCGGGTTGTGCTCCTCGTCATCGGGGCGGGTGAGTAGGTGCTCTTCAAGCTCGCCGATGTCACCGCCAGCAGCCCCACACGTGCACTTGTAGGGCCGCTGCGGCATGCCAGGGTCTGTCATCGACAACCTCCGAGGAAACCCCTTCAGGAGGGGGATGAGGTCAATGCCGTATCCCGATCAGCGTGGCCTCAATGGCTGCCCAGTTCTGCCCGGACGGCCAAATCCGGATGGAGGTGATGGGATCACTGGCCGCCTGCCACCGGCCGGTGCCGAAATGGTACCAGGTGGCCACGTTCCTGCCATGCCCATGACCCCACATGGACTTGGTGCCGTTGACGGCGTAGCGGGGGATGACGATGAGCCCGCAGCATCCGACTGCCGAGCCGACCAGCCCCGCCCGCAGCAGCGAGGCGTCCTGCGATTCTGAGAAGGTCCAGTCGTCGGTGTTGGTGTGCGCGGCCTGGGACCGGTAGGAGTCGCTCCCGCCGTCGCCGTTGACCCTGACGGCGAGGCTGACGATACCGGACCCATCGTGGTTGCCCCGCCACAGCAGCATCAGATCGTTATAACCCTGGTCGATGTCTTCGAATGTGGTGAGGTTCGTGTTGGATTGAACCAGCCGGTCGAGGGTGACCATGCGGCTGGCGATCTCTTCCACCGCGGGGAGCTGCTCGCCGGTGATGTCGGCGACATCAGTGTCGATGCGTTCCAGCTCGGTTTCGACCGTCTCGGCGAGGATCGGCCCCGGCGCACGCAACGACACCCCAGGCTGGTCGCTCTCAGCCTCATACGGCAGGCCGTAGATGGGGGTGCTAGGCATCCTCTGGTACCTCCCCGAGCGTGCCGACCACGATGTTGGTCTTCTGCCGTGTGGAGCCGGTCATCGGCTGCCCCGGCACTAGCGGGATCGTGACCCTCTCCAGCACGTGGATCTCCCGGTTACCGTCCCGGTGTGTGACCCGGATCGGGTCAAACGGCTTCAGGGTGGGGTTGACCACAGCCTGGAAGTCCACACTGTACGGTGCGCCCAGTGAGCGGCGGAGAATCGCCCGGGCCGCCGACTGCGCCTGCGCCGGAGTAGTCAACAACGGAGACTTGTAGAACCGGGGCACTTTGCCGAACCGGCCACCGAACCGGGTCGGCGAGTTAGGCCCGGTGTCGATCGCGACTGCGCGTACCGGCGCCGCGTCATCCACGCCCTCCCCTTCGGCGACCACAGCGTTGTACACGCCCTCCCTGGTCAGCCGCCGCGACGCCTGGACCAGCACCCCGCCGCGGCCGGCCTTGACCTCCCACACCGGGACGTCTTCCTCCGGCGGGTCCTCAAACCGCAGGTACCCTTCCCCGTCCCAGTACATGATCTTGCCTTGGGAGTTGGCGAGGTCCTTCAGCGCGGCGAACCGGGACTCTTCCACGACCAGCGACCGGCCCAGCGGCTGCGTGGACCAGTCCCCGTCGAACAGGATGACAGCGGCCGGGTAGATGTCCCACACCAGCTCGGAGATGACCGCCCCAACCAGCCGGTCCTCGGTGTACTCCACCGGTTCCAGCATGCGGCCGTCGACGACCCCGGCCATCCGGTCGGCACACGCCAGCCGGATCTCCCCATACGGCGAGTCGTCCTGGTCCGGGGCGTTGATCCGGTAGTAGCCCAGCGGCACCCAGAAAACCCCGTTGCCGCCCATGTCCACCCCGACACGGACATGGATCTCGTTGCCGTAGGGGGCGAGCAGGTCACCGGTGTGCCGCGGCCACCGCGACTGCCCGGTCGCCTCGTCAATGCCGGTAGTGGCCAGGTCGAGGGTGGCGCGGACGTCGGCGGTGCCGTCCATGCGCACATCCCCACCCCGCACCGGCAGCTCCACACCTTCAGGCTCCGGCCCAGTCTGGAACTCGACGCAGACTCTGGCCTCAGACACCAGCCGGTGGGAACCGGACAGGGTGCGCAGCAGCGCCCCGGTGGCCTGTACCGGGCTTGGCACTGGGATGGTGTGGGTGTGGGACCGCCACAGGGTGGTGCCCTGCCACCCGGCCAGGGTGATGTCGATACTGCTGCCGTTGTCGACCACCGTGACGGTGCCGTACTGCCCCGACCCGGGCACGTCCGCGCCGGTGTCGAACGTTCCGGATGAGCCGGTGCCACCGGCGGACGAGTCGAGTGATCCGCCTAGCAGGACGGGCCAGCCGCCGTACCGGTTGCTGCCGGTGTCCAACCCGAGCGCGTGCCTGTCGCCGTAGCACATGACCATGCGCCTCGACCAGCCCAGCGCATGCATCACATCGATCAGGTGCTGGCGTTCGCGGTTGAACTGCGCCCACGTGTCCGCGCCGGAGTGGCGTAGCCACTGGGACGGCATCAGCCACACCACGGCGGAGGCGGTGGTGGACCCGAGCAGGTCGATCATCCACTCGATCTGCTCCGCGCCGAGCATGGTTTTATGCGGCCCGTCCGGGGTGTCGTTCGGCGACCGCTCATACCGCGTGTCTGACATGATGAACAGCACGCGTCCGATCTGGAACGACTGATAGACCGGGCCGCTGTTGTTGGGCAGCGGGTAGTGCGGCACCCGCTCCCGATAGGCCTGTGCCGCGTTCGCTTTGTCTTCGTGGGTGCCGTCGGAGTCGTTGGGGCCGTAGTCGTGGTCGTCCCACACGTAGATCCACGGCACCGACCGGTACAGCGCATGCTGGTTGGACTGGAGCAGCACGTCGTCGTAGGCGCGGCGGTAGTTCGCCAGGCTGCCGCCGCCGACGATGCCGTGGTTGCCCGACCCGAGGTCGTAGTAGTGCAGGTCGCCGAGGTGGGCGAACCCGACCCAGCCGTCGGTCAGCGCCCGGGTGCGGATGGTGTCAAACACCTGGTGGTTGGAGATCCGGCTAGGGGCGAGCACGTCCCCGCTGCCGGGGGTGTTGGTCCCAGCCGCACAGTGCCCCACACCCAGGGTGAAGTTGGCCGGCTCCCCGAGAGTGGGGTGGGTGCGGAACTGGCCCGTCACCGACGTGTCGACAAAGCTGTTGTCCTCAACCCGCCACCAGTAGGCGGTGTCCGCCGCCAACCCGGCGATCGACACCTTGGCCACGCCCTGGCCGTCCACCGCCTGCGAGGCGGTGAACACCGGGTTGGTCATGGCGGAGTTGCCGGCCACCGCCACCCGCACCGGCCCGCCACCGTCCACCTTGGCCACGAACGTGGCGCCCGTGTCGGTGACCGCGCCGACGACCATGTTGACGACGCCCATCTACAGGACCACCAGGTCGTCCGGGTCACCAACCAGATCAAGCAGATCCGCCCACGTCGAGTGCGCCGACAGCAAGTTGGTCCACGACCCGTACAACCGCTCGATCGTGCCCCACGTGAGAGTGGTCGGGGTCACGTCCGGACCCGGCGCGGTCACCTCCACCAGCGGCAGGTCAAACCGGTGGTAGGCCGACACCCCGGCGACCCGGTGCTTCACCAGGCGGCCGATGAGGGCATACATAGACCCGGGCAGCAGCAGGTTCCCCTCACACTGCGGTGAGGCAACAGTGGGTACGTGGAGGAACATCACCTCCCCAAGCCTGGCGATCAGCGATAGCCGTTCCTGCTCAGCGTCCGTATCCGTGCCCAAGGTGAGCACGTAGGCGCGGCCCAGATGTAGCTCGGTGGCACCGACCGGTAGGGCGCGGCCGGCGATCGGGAACGCGACCGACCGCGGGTCATGACTCACGTCCTGGTAGTCGGCAACCTTCACCAAGGTGTTGAGCAACGGGTACCGCGGCGACTTGAGCCATACCTGCCCGTCTAGGCTCGGGGTGATCGTGTCCGACTCCAGGACGGTGTCGGTGTCCGGGTCCACCACCCGGTACGTGATCTCCACATCGGCGGGAAACTCGGCATCGTACAGCTGGCCGCTGCCGCTAGCGATGGGTAGCTCCACCCCGCCGCGCACCGTTTCCCACAGCAGCCCGTTGACCGACCGCTCCACCCGCACGATGCCGTCCGACAGGTCGGACAAGCTGATCTGAACCCGGGACAGGGTGTCGTCGTAGGAAAGGGCGATGGTCACAGCATCCCTCCCGACCCGGCGGTGACAGCACGTCGAAGTTGCCGGTCGTGGGAACGGATCTCCACCTTGACGATGTCGGTTAGCTCCCGGTCACCGATGAACACCCGCACCTCCGGAGCCCCGTCACCGGTGGTAGTTCCAGCGGGTGGGGTGACGAGGCGGGTGCCGCGCCACTGAAACCGGCCGCCCAACTGGTCTTCGGCAACGACCCGGCCGCCGTGCCAGCGGGCCGCCTCGTCCGCAATCGCCAGCGACCGTTGCCGGTCGCCGATCCTCGGGATGAACGCCTCTCCGCCCGTGGCGGGTTCAGCGAACGCGAACCGGGCAGGAGCGGCGGGGGTGAAGATCGCCGCGCGGCGCAGCAGCCCCCGTTGGGCGGGGATCGTGATCCCCCCGTGACGCTCCAGGAACCCGCCGCCGCCGCCGACGCCACCAGGGAAACCGATCCGCACGTCGGTCACGCCCAGAGCCGACAGTTCGTTACGGAGACGTCGCACCCGGTCAATCGCCGACTCTGCCCCGTGCAGCCGCACTTCGGTCTCCACCTGCGCGGGAATGTTCTCGTAGGCGGAGATGAGTTCGTGGACTTGGGCTTCGTCCAACCCCATCTGAATGAGCAGATCCTTAAGGTCGCGGATCTGCTCCTTGTACAGGTCGTTGGCCTCCTCGACGCTCATGCCGGCGTCGATGTTGGCCTGCCGCAGGTCCGCGATCGCCCGGATCTGGTCCAACACGGCCTGCCGGTTGTCCCTGCCGGCTTGGGTTTGGGCGTCCAGCCTCAGCTCGCCTTCTTCCAGCTCGGCAACCAGGTCGGCCATGCTCTGGTGGTAGTTGACCGTCGCCTGGTCAACCGACATTTGGATGCCGAACAGCCGGTCGAAGGCGTCTTTCAACGCATCGATCTTGCCTGCCGCAGTATCTGCCTCATTACCCAGGCCTTCGATCTCACCCGCGGCCTCACCGGTGCCGTCAGCTGCCAGCTCCAGCGCCGCGTGGTACTCGGGGAACAGGTCACGCAGCTTCTCGATATCGACTCCGGCGCGTTCAGCCCGTTCGACGATGACGTCCCAGATTTCTGCGGCCTCACGTGCGGACCCGGCTTCTACCAGGTCACGCAGCGCGGAGTCCAAGGCCTGCACGGTCTCCTTCGACCGGGACATGGACCCTTCCATGTTCTTGATCGCCGGATCGAGCACTGTGCCGATGAACCGTGCGACAGAGCCGTGCGGCCCGCCCGTACCCAGGGTCTTCAGAGACTCGTCGAGGCTGCTCATGTCCTCGCCGAGAATCCGCGCCGCCTCACCAGACAGTTCCCCTTCGCGGGCGAACCGTTGCAGCCCGTTAGCGAAAGCGTCCAGCTGTGGGTTCAGATCGCTACCGAGGACAGCGCCGATGCCGTACAGGGCGAGTTCGAACAATGCGAAGGCCCCGGCGGCTTTGCCGACCAGGGCGACAGAGCGTTGCAAGCCCCGGTTGATCCTGCCTACGGCCGTGCCCAGCATGCCACCGGAGGCGGCCAGCTGGTCCACTGCGGCTTTGTAGGCGGCGATGCGGGTGACGCCGACCATCAGGGTGCCGGATAGCAGCAGCAGACCGGCGACGAGGGCGGCGGCGACACCGACGGTGTTGAGGATCGGGTCGGGCAGGTCGGCGATCCAGCCGACGAAGCTGGCGACCGCGTCCGCCCCTTCGGCCACCGCCGGCAAGAACGTCGCGCCCATTTCGATCGCGAAGTCGTTGAGCTGGTTCCGCGCCATTTCGAGCCGGGCCGCGGCGGTCTGGTAGCGACGCTCGGCCTCCTCGGTCAGCGCGGTGTTCTCCTCCCATGACCGCGAGGACAGCTCCAGGCTGCGGTTCAGCAGGTCACCGGAGGAGGCGAGGCGGAGCAAGGCGTCACGCAACCGGATCTCGGTGAACTCAAGCTCTTCCAGGGTGGCGAACACGTCTTCGCCGCGGGCCTGCATCCGCCCTAGGCCCTCGATGAACGCGGCGATGGCCTGGGCGGCGTCCCGCTGGTAGGCCTGCGCGAACTCGTCGGCGGTCATGCCGGCGACCCGGGCCAGCGCCTCCAGCTCCGTGCCGCCGGAACGCACCCGCGTCTCGATCTGGATCATGGCCCGGGAGATGGCGGAACCACCGGCTTCTGCCTCGATACCGACGCTGGCGAGGGCGGCGGAGAAGCCGAGCACGTCCGCTTCGGTGAGACCGATGGTGGCGCCGGCGCCAGCGATGCGCTGCGCCATCTCCACAATGTCCCGCTCGGTGGTGGCCGAGTTGTTGCCTAGGCCGACCACGGCGGCGCCTAGCCGGTCTACGTCGTCCACGGAGGTGCCCATGACACTGGCCATCTGCGCGATCGCGATCGCCGCGTCCTGGGCGGACAAGTTGGTCGCCTCACCCATGTCGATCATGGTTCGGGTGAAGTCGGCGACGTCGTCAACGGCGATACCCAATTGACCCGCGGCCTCAGCTACGGCGGCGATCTCCGCATGTGACGCCGGCAGCTCGGCGGTCATCGACCGTAGATCCGCTTCTAGCGCGGCAAGCTGCTCCTCAGACCCGTCGACGGTCTTGACCACGCCGGCCCAGGCGGTTTCCCAATCGATCGCTGCTTTGGTCGCCAAGCCAAGGCCGGCGGCGATCGCCCCACCGGCGACCGCTAGCCCGGTGCCGAGCTGCTGAAAGTTAGACCGCTGCTCTTCACTTTTGGACAGCTCGTTGATCAGGTCGCTGGTGGCGGCCTTGGCCTTCTGGAGGCCTTGGACGTAGCCGCCGACGAGGGCTTGCAGGCGGACGGAGATGGAGCGTTCCGGCACGCCGCCCCACCCCCTCTCCCGGTTAGTCGGCGCGCGGGGTGCGCGGAGGTTGCAGCTTGACGCGGTGGATCAGCGCGTGTGGATGCGGCGAGTCCTTGTACTTGGCCTCGGAGGCGGCGAGGGCGGTGCACCGGTGGCAGCGCACCGGCGGCAGCGGGACGTACCGGTATCGGTCGGGGCCGAGCCCGTCATGTTCCGGCCGTGTGGTCTCGGTCAGGTCCCCGCCGCAGCCGCGGCAGCGCCGCTCCTCCCACAAGGCGAGGGCGAGCATCCACCCGCGCTGGTGGTCGTCCCACTCCACCTCTACCGTGGTGACCGAGCGGACGAGCCGGCCCTGCTCGTCGTATTCGTACGTGGTGACCTGTTGGGGTTCCCAACCGTCTAAGCGTTTGAGGCTGACGCCGAGCTGTCGCGCTGTCTCGACTCGGCGGCGGAGGTCAGGATCTTCGAGACAGCCCGCGAGAAAGGGACGTCCACACCGCCACGGTTGAGCTTGAACGCGGCTGCGGCCAGCGTTTCGAACTGGCCGTCGGTGAGCTTCGCGTTCAACGCCTCCCACTGCTCGTCGGTCAACTGCGGGTCCACGATCGACACCCGGACGAGGGCGTCGAAGAACGTGGCGGTGTTGAACCCGAGGGCCAGGTCACGCGGGTCGGGTTTGCCGTCCTTGTCTTTGCGTGGCGGGTGCTTCTCGATCAGCTCATGCCACACCGCCTCACCCCTGGGGGTGTCCGCGGTGCGCCGCCTGCGTAGGGCGCGGAGCCGGAAGGGGATGGTGCCGGCGGCCATCTCCCGCCGCAGCTCCTCCATGCGTTCGGCGACCCGCCGCTTGGCTGCCCGCTCGGACATGAGCGCCCGGTCGTCGTCGCCGGGCATGGCGTTGAGCTGCTGCTGCAACTCGTCCCATTCGGCTTGGAGATGGCCGCGCAGGCAGATCGGCACGACCGTCTCCGGGCGGGTGTCCTCCGCCAACAGGGCGGCGACGTCCATTTTGGGTTCGCGTAGCTTGCGTGTGTTGGACACGAGTGCTCCTTGGCCGGGAAGGAAAGGAGTTAGCCGGGGTGGTGGAAGAAGGGGTCGCAGGTCCCCCGGCCGAGACCCGCGACCCCCGCCTAGGGTTAGGAGCCGGCGACGACCTCCACGTCCTTCGCCACCGCGTTCCGCACGAAGATCCGCTGCATCAGGCGGAGCCGGCCGTTGGCTTCCGGCTGCTGCTTCATCTGCTCCCCGCATTCGGCGGGCCACACCTCTACCAGATCCCCGACCTCGATCGGGTCCTCGTAGTCGGCGCCCCACCGGGACACGACGTAGCCCAGTTCGCCGGGGCGGAGGGTGGCGAACGCCTTGTTGTCATCAGCGGCCAGGTTCTGCCCTTGGTAGACGTAGGTCAGGTTCAGGCTGTAGGTGAACCGGCCGCGACGCTCGTAGGTCTGCCGGGAGCACAACCGGTTGTCCGTTGACACCTGCTCGTCCACGGCGGGGGCGTAGCCGTCGTCGGTGAGGTAGCAGGACAGGTCGATGACCTCGGGGGCGGTGACCTCGTCGAGCGTGGGCTGGCTGGTGTCGGCGATCGCGGGCACCCACAGGACCTTTACGCTCCCGTCGGCCGGGATGCTGGTGGGCACAGGCTGAGTCATCGCTCACTCCTTCTTCTGCTGGTGTTGGCGTTGACGGGGCCTGGCCGGGCGGCCCACAAGATCGGTCAAGGGTTTCGCCGGCCGGGGCCGGCTAGCCGTGTGCGGGGGGCGGGCGGCCACCACCCCGCCTGAGGCGATGTAGGCGGCGGCGGCGGCGGGGCTGGCGTCCCACTGGTGGCCGGTGGTCAACGACCGGAGGCGGACGTATGTGGGCATGCCGGTCACCACCTCTGTGCAGGTTGCGCACGGGGTGTACCGTGCCGGACGTGGCTGGAACAGAGTTGACGCCGTTGGAGCAGGCGGTGCGGTGGAGCGGCCTGGGCGCCGTCCTCGTCGCTGTGCTACTCGTCGTCGCCGAGATCCCAGGCAGCACACCGTTCGCCGCGCTGCTGTTCCTGTACGGTGTCGGCGCCTACGTGGCCATGGTTGTCCTGGCGCATAGCCGGCACGGCTAGGACTCGGCCGGGGCCGGGGCCGGCTCTGAGGTGAGCCGGAACCTGGACACCCCCCGGTACGTGGGGCTACCGTCGACGGTCCACAGGTCCTCGTTCTTGGTGACCGGGTGGTCGACGGGCATTTCCCAGATCAGGCCGGGTTTCCACCCCTCGCCAAGGTCGGGCCGCTTGCCGTGTAGGGCGTCGCCGGCCCGGTCGAGTACCCAGGTGACCTCGTCGGGGGTGCGGCCCACACCGGTGAGCTGCACCCGGGTGTCGGGGGATGCGATGGTGCCGGTGAGGTTGACCCGGCGTCGCATGCCCGGGATCGGCCAGATCACGACGTAGGGCATGACGGGCGGGTCGTCGGTGACCCGCGCGTAGTACACCTTTACGTGGTCTGGCAACGCCTCGTGGATCATCGCTTCTACTGCGCGGCCGAACAGCCGGGAAATATCGGTACTCATTCGTCTTCGAGTGCCTGTCCGCCAAGCTCTTCCAGCGCGGCGGCGAAGCCCGGTTCGACCTCGTCGAACGCGGGGCCGAGGTAGGGCCGCGGAGCCATCTTGTAGGTGCCGTACTCCACGTAAATTCCGTAGTGGACCTCTGGTCCTACTTCGGCGGCGATCGTGTCCCCGGCTCCTAACCCGGCCCCGAACAACGTGGTACTGATCGAGTTGCGTAGCGCGCCGGTGTCGACCGGCGCCCGCAGCTTCGCCCCTTTCTCTACCTCCAGCGCCGCTTTCCGCACGATGTCACGTGCTTTGCGGCGCACGTTCGTCTGGGACATGTCCAACACGCGGGCCACTGTGCGTAGTTCCTCTACGCTTTCGGGGTCGAACACCATCGCCGGGCCCTCCCGTTTCTCAGCGTGCGGTGGGTGGGGCGTCCAACGCGACGAGGTCGCGCTGCCAGAGCATGGAACCGGGGCGGATGTCGTGCACCCACAATGGCCGGCCGACCAGATGCGGGTCCCCGGCGTCTTGGTCGCGGTAGCCGTCCACGCGGACCTCGTCAGCGATACGCACCTGCGGGGCGTCTGCGGGGATGGACACGATGGCGCCGCGGATGACGACCTGCCGGTCTCCGATGCTGCGGGTGATCTCCATCTGGGACATGCGCTGCATCCGCGCCCACCCCCGCCAGATGATCTCCGGCCCGGGGAAGACGGTCTGCCCGGTGGCCGGGTTGAACGTGCCATCACTGCTGTGCCGGCGGATGGTGATCGTTGCAGTGAAGAACTCGGCCGCCGTCGGCCGGTGATACGCATCCCACCGTTCGTGCAGAGCGCGGTGACCGGGCAGCCCGCCACGCCCCGGCAGCCCCACCATCGGTTACACCGTCCGGGTCGGCGGCCGGTACGCCGCCCACGGGTCAAACTCGACGATGTCCAGACCCCACGGCTCGTTGCCTAGCTCGTCGTCCTCCTCACGTAGCCGCTGCGCATGCGCCCGCAGCTCCTTGGCTACCGCGGGCCCGTCGGTGCTCAGGTCGAGGGTGCGGATCCGCTTGCTGACGAGGGCTTCGCTGCTGGCGATGGTGTCCAACGCCATGGCCGCGGCCCGGCGCACCCGGCCGCCGCAGAGGGCGAGCATCCGTTTGATCTGCTCGTCGGACAGCAGCGGGGTGGTCTCGTCGAGGTCGGTGGCCAACATCCGCACCGCCCCGACATCCGTGGCCGGGTCGACCGTGATCGGCGGCAGGCCGAGCAAGGAGCGCTGGACCACGATTGAGCCTTCGACCGCGCCAGTGGCGGCGCCGGTGGCTTCGAGCCGCCACACGTGTCGGCCCGGCTGGGAGACCGTGTACGAGGCCCGGTACACCTCATCGGCTGGCACCCACGAGGCGGTTAGCGGGTCGGTGGTGTCGTCGGGGAGGCGGATCTGCCCGGTCACGGTGGCGTTGTCCACCTGGTTCCCGGCCGGGTCGACCACCCGCCAGTCGATGACCAGGGTGGATCCGGCCCAGTACTGCTGCGTGGTGGTCATCGGACGGTCACCACCTCACTGGTCGAGCGGGTAGACACCTGGCCGGTGGTGGAGCGGACGGCTACGGAGGTGGTGGTGGAGCGGACGGCTACGGAGGTGGTGGTGGCCGCGGCTGGTCCTCCAGGCGGCAGCACTGCTGGCTGCCCAGCAGTATGGGTGTGAGCCGCGTCCGCCGGTGTCAGAGCGTGGTTCTGGGCGAGAGCTGCCTGGCCGGCGTTGTGGCTGTGGCTGGCGGCGGCTGGGGTGAGGATGACCGCGCCAACTGTCACCAGCGCGGTGCCCGCCATGTGCCCATGTGCTGCGGAGACGGCGACCAGCT